CTTCTTGATGAAGGCTCGTACATCTTCTGGAACATTATTAAGTGCCGCCAGATCAGTAAGCAGCATGTACATGTTATCCATTTCGCTTGCACGAGACAGACTGTCCATACCGGTAATGATCTGTGGAACAATGCCATCACCTACGCCCTTGAAATCAATCTGATACAGAGTGACTGTAGCGGTAGGAGTTTGCCATGTAGCAGCAAGGCGAGAGTAGATGCCGCCGTTACTCATTTCAAGTTCATTAGCGTCTCTGCGGATTTCCTCTGCGGTGACGCGTTCTGCATTACGAGTAAGCTGACTAAGCAAGAGGAATGCTCCTGCAATCTGCTTCTCGTATCGTTCGATCATGCTCTGAATAAACGAAGCATCATTGACCTTATTAAGCTGCGGCGTAGTGATATCGCCTTCTCGACCAGAGTGGTACGATCCGGGGAGACTACGATTAAGCTCTGCAATATCCAGCACTGATGCCGGGTTAACTAGGAACTTAGTGTCGGCCATAATAGCAGACATATTCAGTAGCGAGGCTGTAAGCACATTGACTGCATGGAAAGCACCTGCGTACTCAGCCACGAGGCCACGACCGTAGTCTTCGCCCTGCACTAAGTTCCACACAAGCGGTATCCAAGGAAGGGTATCCTTAGTCCACACTGCACCAATAAGCTGAAGCTTTACGTCATCGGCATCCTGCCGTACATGAAACTTACCATCATCTTCCAGCCGTATCTGTGTATAGACACAAACAGGCTTAGACTTCAGTCCGCTCTTAGTGTACTTATTGCGATGCTTATTCATAAGCTGCTCTTGTACTTCAGGAGAGAAAGTTTCGAATGCCTTCTCATCCCTAGTCATCATTTCAATAACCTGACCAGAGATATCTCGTACAACTACATAGTCCCGTAGCCCATAGCACTGTACTGGCTTATTAGGCGGATGGAACATAAGAGCATTACCCGTAGTTACCAGCAGCTTTGCAGCATGCACAGCGATAGGGCGGTATGCAACCATGTCCATGTATTCCATAGCCTGCTTCTCAGTAGAGAGCAACTGCTTATCGACTTCCTCTAGAGCAGCAGCAAGCTGTGCCTGAGCGTTAGCAGTATCGCCACTGGCTTCAGCAGCCATAGCTTCCGTAATCATCTGCTTAGTCTTGGTATCCACAACCAGACGGAAGAAGTTCCTCTGTCCGGGGAATAGAGTAGACACTACCTTGTTAGCCAGATTGTTTACAGCTTGTGCGCCGATACTATCTTTAGAGTTCTGTAGCTCTGCTGCCTTGTTCGTGCCAATAGGCGGGAACAGGTAGGGCAAAGTCCAACTAGCGTATTCCTCGCAGTTCGTGAGGATGCTCGTTCTACAGTTATCTAGTTCAGTCCAGCGGTGCTGTAGCTCGGTTTCTTTCTCAACAGTTAGCGAGTATGCAGCCATGTTATAGTCCTAGTCCGGGAAGTCCCGTCTTGCGCTTCTCGTCATCAGGCGTCTGCCTAATCACGGGAGCATTAGTATCTGTATTAGCTAGCTTAACTACAGGAGCGCTTTCACGCTGAACAGTGCTAGCTGTCTGTGCTGCTCCACCGAGAGGGGCTTCATCACCACCGCCAAGCAGGCCGCTAAGAAATTTCTTGCACATAATATCTCCTACAGTGCTAGAGTGCTACGACCCAAACCACCAAGAGCAGTACCAGCAGCCCGAGTAACGGGTGTACGTACAATGTCTGATTTAGTAGGATCGGTATTTTCAAGTTCGTCTGCACCAGTACCAACACGTACAGTAGCTCCCGGCGCACGACCTGTAGGAGCAGGGGCAGCGGGCAATGTAGGTTCAGGTGGTTTAGCTGCACCAGCAACGCCAAGGGCGGCACTACCGACAGAGCCAGCTAGACCAAGTAGGCCGAGCATAGTCAATGGTTCGCACATTACTTAAGCCTTTTCATAAGCGAAACGCCTTTGGGAATAAACCCTAGCTTTTCGTACATGCGCGCAGTCTGTTCCTCATGGACACCAGAAGATACACCTACACCTAGAACTGTAGCACCAAGTGCCGTAGCCCGTTCCTCGAATTTGTGCACTAAGCGTATAGCCGTAAACCCACCACGATAAGGAGGATACACGAACAGCACTTGCTCACTAGCATCGATCTGTCTAGAGTACCAAGTCTGAGATAAAGCACCAAGCATTACGCCCTTGTTATCATTATCGATAACTCCGAACATAATACCGCTAGTGATTAGCTTCTCTAGATTAGGTCCAACAAAGGATGCATCATCTTCTGTGTAATTGTACTCCGGGCTTTCCTCTCGGAAGTACCGCAGCATGTCAAGTATTTCAGGTATGTCGTCTACAGTTACTGGCCGGACAATCATCGCATAGATACCGTGCGTGTAACGTCAGCCTTACCTGTAACAAATGTCTCTGTGTGCCCATGTGCTTCGATCCATTGGATCACTGCAAGCTGACCGGCGTTGAACATTATCTCGTCCATCGTGGTGATGTTGGGCTGAGGCTGCAATGGTCGAAACACCATCTGCAATCTCTCTAGAAAGTCTTTACTTATCGGGGGAATTGTAGCTGAGATTTGTGCCATCAGTTTCCTCGAAAATGTTAGGGTTGACTATTAGTTCGTAAAGATCAGCCCCGCGCAAGAACTCAGTTAAGGTTCTAGGCAAGGGCTGATCATTGGCTACGAAATTAATAGCTAACTTGACTTTATCCTCATCGGACAAGTCTGCGTAAGCCATCGTATTTCTCCAAATCGTTATTCCACTTATGAAGTGGTCAACTATCCGAAGAAGTAGAGGGACTTTCTAACATCTTCAATAACTAGGCTTCCCTTTGGAGGGACGGGTGGCAGTACTCCACCCATAGCTTCCTGCTGTTTGCGGAAGTCTTCAAGAGGATCATTCTTAGTATACATCTGTATGAATGCCTCTCGGAGTACCCTGTGTAACAGAGTAGTGTCGGCAGCATATGTGCCGTAGTCGTCATGGATCAAAGCCATGTCAAGGATACCATACTTCTTGGCTAGGCGTACCGTAGCTCTAAGATGATTGCTATCCATGCTGTGGATGAAGTTAGGTGCAATACCCTGTCGCTGTTTAGCTCCTGCGATCTTGTCAGTGTAATCACCAACACGTATCTGGAACCTACCAGCCAACTGAGTGTCAACCTGTACAGTCTCTACATGCCTACTATGCTGTACGGCAATGAAACCATCTGGAGTAGACCAGACAATCGGCTTCTGTATCTTAGTCATAGCCGATGCGCACTGCTGTAGCCAATCCATAGCTACTCGTGCTGCCACGACAACCTCACCAATAGCCTCCCATAGCAAAGGCTGCAAAGCGCATGCTGCTCGGAAGGTCTGTGTGAAGAACTTCTTATCTGTATCCATTACATCCATGTAGATGTAGTCTGTACAGGATTGGTTAGTAGCACCATATGGTAGGGTCATGACAGGACGCTTAGACATAGTTCTAGGCATCACTCCCTCCTTGCCGTAGGTCTGTAGATACCTAGCCCAATCAAGCATCCACGGCTTCTCTGGCTGCGCATATACCTTATTGCTGGCTACCTTGGCAACCAGTGTATAGATGTCGCTAGGCTTAGCTGATGGCACTAGGTTCGTCGCAGCACCACCAATAGGATCACGAAGCATAGCACTAAAGTTCTGTAATCCGTTACAGGAGCCATCAAGGCCTACAGGAAGATAACTAACAAAGTCATCTGCTTTATATCCTAACTCTTTCAACTGGTGAAGCTTGGCATACTCAATAAGGAATGCTAGGAATTGGTAGGGCTTGTCTGCGTCGGCCCATACGGCTCGATTGGATATCGGGTCAAGACCTGCGCTAACAAATTCTGCATGTCTTTGATCGACCCACGCCACACGAGTTGGGTAATCTTCTTTGTCGAAACCGTAACGATTAGCTCCATGGACTTTGAGCCAGAACTCTCCGTGCGGTCCAAGAGGTTTACCATTAGCAAATCGTAGAAGTCCTTTTGCGATGTCCGGACCTTGCGGGCTGAAACCAGAAGTCGCTGTATATAGCCTGCCTCGAAAGTCAGCGTACCACACGTACCAGAAGCGAGCATATTGACTGTACTCATTTGCCATTCGAATGACCCGAGTGACTTGAAACGACTTGCTAACACGTTCTTTCTCCTTAGTGTGGACCTCCGCTGCTGCGCGCTTCCACTCCTGAAACTGTATCAATTCTGCTTCGGTGAATTCCTCTTTGTTCTTGTCTGCTAGAGCGAACTCTGATGGCACCAGCTTCTCACTGCCCGGCATACCAATGCCAAGGTTCTGTGCCCATACTGTCTTGACGATCTGTAGTACATCACCATTAACTTCCCACGGCGTATGCTGTGCGATGTTAAGGGTGTCCATGATTAAACTTAGGTTGGCTTTCTTGAGCAGACGCTTCTGTAGGTGCCCACTACATTTAACCATAGGCGTTGATTGCCTGAGTTGGGGCGTATAGTAACCACCTTGATCGAGTTCAGACCAATCGTCGGGTTCAATAATACAGGGGGCACGGTCCGGGAATAGTAGCTGTGCTGCGTCTTCATGTGAGTTTATCCACGCCTGTGCTGTCTCAGTAGGCTTAAGATACACCTGCTGCTTCTTACCAGCCTTGACGTGCACCTTCTCCAACAAGTCAGAATACTGTAGTACAAGGTCCAGCATACGGCAACCGACATCAGCACGTTCCGTCTGTGACCATGCGGGCCAATCATCCCCTTGCTCATTTGCACTATGAGTAAGAACACGATGCATATATCGATAATCTTTAGTGCCCTTGCGTTTAAAGTCTTGTATGATCGTGTCGTAATACTTTGAATGCATTTCCTGAAAACGGCTAAAGCGGCACTCATCCTCAATCAACCTCCCGATACGAATAGCCACGTCAATCAACTGCTGCTTCTCATTCATAAACGAATTGAATACAGTGCGTAGTGTAATGTACACAGCCTTATCTGCATCAGTGCGGAGTAGCAGTGCCTTAGCACGACCATGCTGAGTAGCACCTGCCTTGGTCATCATAGAGATAAAGGCATCGATCAAGTGCTGCATGTACTCAGACATCAGGCGGCGGGAGTAGTCGAGGTCTGAACCTCTGCCATCCTTCTCCGCTCGCCTCTGTCCCTTTAGATAAGTCTCAGCACCACGCGCTAGCATCTTCTGTTCAAGTTCCAACTGCGCCTCGATAGTGCTCATGCTTATCCCTTCTTTGCTTTAGCTCTCACTTTACGAGCTTTAGTATTTCGCTTAATACGTTTCTGGTCTGGTGTAAGGTGGGTAGGGTAGATCAGTCCTGTTCTGTCCGTCTGATGGAAATCCCAATAGTCGGCAATCTTTCGAAGATAAGTCGAGAGAGTAAGCGAACGTCTTCCTCGTATGGCGATGGTCTTGGCCTTGCCCTCCATGCCGTTACAATTTCGGCATAGGACTCCTCTGATAGCTCCGGTATGGTGGTCATGGTCTAGTACTCCTGTCCGGACATTAAGTCCTATATCACAGAGTACACATTTAAAACCCTGCCGCTTCTCTAGTATTGCTTGCCTGACTAGCGCCACCTGTTCAAGCGTTATCTGCTTCACAGGGCGCGGGCCGACTTCATGATCCAACGTAGTTCCCAAGGACCAATGCTACGACCTACCTGACGCTTAACCCACTTACGTAGTTCCCGCTTAACACGGCGCTTGTCTACATCACCCTTAAAGGTCATGCGAGCATAGGCTGGTGAACTCTCACCGTTCTCGTCCATATCGATATAAGGCACCATAATCTGGCAACCAGTAGTGTATCTCATTTAAGTACCTCCTGCCACCATCGGGCTACATCAAGAGCATCATCTTTGTTCCGGCGCATCCAATGCAACTGTGCTTCAGATACGAATACCTTCTGCCAGCTTACCGGCTCTCCGGTTTGCCAGTGCTTGAAACCACGGCGCTCGCCAACGCGCTGATAAAGTCCTTTGATTGTGTAGTATGCTTGTTTGTTACTGTGTATGAGTTCGAGAATTGTTTGAGCAATAACGGGTCCGCATAAGCCGTCCGGTCGCTCAAGAAGCGTAGCCTTTGCTTTATCGAACTGTTTTGCATTGGCTGGAATTCTTCCTTCAACAATCTCTTTAGCCTTAGATATTGTTTGAGTTGGCTTGATCTCATTTAACACAATCCCCGGTATGACTGGAAGTCCCTGAGTGTTATCGGCGGTATCTCCTGTGAGCATCTGTGCCCAAAAGAACTTCTGACCAAAGCCTTTGATGATTTTAGTCCCATTTCTATCGTACAGATAAGTACTGCCGAATTCTTCCGCATCAACGATAGTTCCAGTATCCCAATCGACGTGCAAGCCGGGCACTGAATTGAGGTCTTTGTCTTTCGTAGCGATAATGCTGAGGTGTCGCTCGCCTCTAGCAATAGCGGCGTACTGCATGCTGGACATTCCGTCATCAGCCTCGCAGTTCTGATGCATGGTACAAGGGAAGTTTCCATTCATCCACTCCCTGAGTATATTGAGGTATCGAGGTTTAGGCTTGTCAACTCGGTTACCTTGGTATTCCTTTTGGATAGCCTGCTCATAACGACCCCCTTTATTAGAGGTACTCGGAGTGAGATGCAGGTACACACTGGTAGCTGCCGCCAAGGACTTGATAGTCGCAACGAATACCTCCGTGTTGTGCTTCATGTCATCGAAGGTCTTGGTATCAGTACCATCGGCCTTCTCTGCTGACATCATGTACGCTAGGAAGTCTGCATCAATGTGCACAGTCCTTCCTTGTACGGGTTCCGGGATATCGATGGACTGACTATCAGCAGCCAGCCCATCTAGGTCAATACCGTTTACAATCATTCTCTAACGTACAACCGGTCTAGTTGACTGAGGTCAAGGTACTCTCCTACCGCTATCTTTCGGTAGTATGCAGAAGGAACCGGCCACACTTCTCCAGTCTCTGCGCTGATACGCCATTGATCTCCGGTAGTATCTTCTACCAGAACCCAAGGCCCATACGCGTGAAGTATCTTCTTAATAGAAGTCATTAGCCAAGACCCAATTCTGCCAGAGCATCGAACTGTGCTGCATCGTCAGTCTTTACATCATCCGCTGGCAGGTCTTCTGCCTTAGACTGTTCAGACTTCATGATCTCATCTACTGCCAAGTCTTTCTCGGTAGTAGCACCAAGCATCAACTGCAACTTAGAGCCGGGATAGTCTGAAGCAGCAAGGATAGTTTCCTGAAGCCAGTTCTTACTAACCTGTTCAACCTTATCACCATTCTTAACTTCACGAGTACCATCAATGTACAGGCTATCCCAAGTCTCCTTAGTAGGATTATCCCAAAGGAAAATCTTAAGTGGGTTCATATGCTCTGGTACGTTAACATTCTTAACTTCACCAGTGATAGCATCTTCAACCTTGGGAGGTTCTATAAGCCAACCATTGTCATCCTGAATATTAGCATATACCTTCTTTACACCATTAACTTCACTCTCGTTATGAACGATGTTAAAGATGTATGCATTACCAAGGCAACGTGCAATGTGAGTAATAGGCCGACCATAGATAAGCTTATTAACTAGCTTCTTATAACTAGCTTTCTCACTGAACTTCTTAGCTACAGTAACAGTGATATACTCAGCTACTTTCTTCTTCTCACCATTAACTTCAATCTCCTTAATGTTCTTAGTAGGAGACAGTAGTTCAAAGGTTACTCGTACCTTCTCTGCATCTGGCTTAGCCTTACCCTGATAGGGCTTCTGCTTCTGTTTACCGAGTTCAATGTACTCGATCATCCGGCCTACAGTCTTACCTGCTACCGGAGGTGTATATTCATAGTCTCCACCCTCGGTGGTAACTGTCTGATCTTCGTTCGCTTCTGCTACCTTGATCAGGTCTTCAATGGACTGGCTCATGTATATTCCTTTCTTTAGGATATCTACTGTTATAATACGTATACTACGTGAATTGCAAAACTGATACCAGATTTCGGCTCAGCTTTATTTCCACTTATGAAGTAGTTAAGCTGCCTCTTTCATCGGCTCATGCCAATGCTTAAGCTCATGCATGTTATCCCCTACCTCTACTTCTACTGGGAAGGGTACATCAATGTTCATGCTATAACGGTTATTGTAGAAGGTAGGTATACTTTCCATGATCCGCTTGATGTCTTTAGCAACAATGTCCAAGACATCCTTGTGGCAGTCAATCCACACACAGTCATGAACGGTATTAACAAGAAACGCTTTCCCGCCGTAGAAATCGGTGGATACAAAATGTCTCCACAATAGTCCCAAGACAGCTTGCACGAACTCACCACCGGTACCTTGAACTGGATAGTTCTTGAGTTCCGTGGGCATGAAGCTATCTTTAATGCCGCGCTTAAGTAGGTAGCTAGGAGCGTCATACGAGCGGAATACATACCTTGTACCAGTAGGGCCAATGTAGTGCCCACGTCTATAAACATTCCAATCTCCATTATCATTGGCTAGCCGTATTGGCATAGCCGTCTTATGTACGCTACTCTCCACGTCTGCATTGAACTTGACTACGCCGGGGTATTCCTTTTCCTCAGCCTCGATCATCTGCTTCACAGTATCAATATGCATGTCGGTTTCGTATGCAATCTTGGCTGCACCTGCACCATAGGCTCTCTGGAAGCTGAACACCTTGCATAGACCACGTTCCTCACTGCCCGCTTTATAATCAGGATGATCTTCATTCTTGCACCAATCCAGTGCCTTCTCGTAAGTCATGCCAGATGCACTATGCTTAAGTGCAACCCGCTTGCAGTGGAAGTCGATCTTATTACGCAAGTCATTACACAGGTTCACGTCCTTGGACAACACTCCCTGTACCACCACCTCAAGCTGACTGTAGTCTGCCTCAAGCATCTTACCGTCTTTACCAAAGCGACTGACAAACATCTTCTTGACGTGTGACTTCTTCTTGGTCGGCACGTTCTGTAGATTAGGATTGTTGCTGCTTAGTCGGCTGGTGATAGTATTGGTGTGGTTAAGGTTGTGGTGGATCACATGATCCTTAGTCTGAATACAAGTCATCATACCAGAGGCTACGCCATTCTTATCGAACTTAACGTAGTACGTACCTATCTCCTTATCGAGTGCCTGCTTAGCAGACATAGCTTTAAGGAAGCCAATGTCTCGTAGAGATAGTTCTTCAATGACTTCGGCTGCGGTAGAGTATATGCAACGCCCGGCACCATCAGTCTGCTTTCCCTGCCATGCAGGTAGAGGCTCTGTAACTCCGGGGAACTCGTAGAAGAAATCTTGGTACTTCTGTTTGAGTTCGCCGGGTACTTCCACCTGCTTAGTTTTGTATGCGCCTTTGTTGGCACCACTCTTGTTAACCGCATAACCAATCTTGCTCTCTACTAGCTTTCCATTTTCGCTAGACGGTTCAATCGGAGTGCATCTACCGTCTTTGAGCACGAACTGTGTTTGCTTGGCTTTGAGACGGGCAAGCTGCCCTGTAGCCTCATCGATGTATGTTGTACGGTACTCGTACTTAACAGTACCACCAAAGATGATGCAGGACTTGTGCGTACCTGATCCCCAGTTAAACTCAAAGGGAAGTCCTTCCGGTAGATAACCGTCAAGTTCCTTCTCCTTGGCCTTTAAATCTGCCTGCAAGACCTTGAGGCGGCTTCCCGCTTCTTGGACGTCCACCTTCAGGCCACGGAACTCCATGTCCGTTGTACACAGTAGCCCGTCCATCCGATCCTGTACCATTTTCAACTGGCCCTGTTCCAGTACCTTCTTGATCTGGCCTAGGAAGATCAGTTCCGTGTTCCCGATGTCCCCGCTGTTCCGAGCCTCGTCCTCGCTGCCCACTAAGTAGTCTACAAGTAGCTGCTCTTGGATTTCGCTCGTCCTCTTCCCGAGTTCCCATAGTATCTTTACCTCATCTATCTTCTTGCGACCACCATAACCCTCGATGATCTGGTCCATACTAACCATCTGCTTCTCGGGCACCTGTCCATTGATCAAGTACTCCGCATACTGACAGCACCATATCTTACCGCCCCGTTTAAAGAATGCGATAAGGTCCGGGTTACCTGATGCCATTTCCCAGATCAAGTCGAACTTAATGTTTAGTCCAACCAGTAGATCAACATCTGTAGGTATTCGTATATAGGTGCTGCGATCATTAGTAGGATGATAAGTCCAACTACATTGGCTATCACCCTGTTTCTTCCAGCCTCGTGCAACTACCCAATTCCTTTCATCAAATGGAGAAGCAAACCGTTTGAAGCTCGTAATGTTCTCTGTTTCAAGATCGAATACGAGATACTTACCCATTAGAAGCTCTCAGTAGGAAGCTCATGTGGGTTAAGCCTAAGAGGCCACTCGTAACCTTTACGCCAGAGCTTAATATACTGCTTCATACTTGCTTCGTATCCCCAATCTTCCCGGAGAAGAGTAATATGGTTCTCCTTGTAGTCCTTGCGGAAATGTTCAGAGATATAAGTCTTATCCTTATCGACACCTGCTTGGCAGATGCCAAAGTTAAACCTACCTGTCACAGTCTCTGCGTCAGTTTCTACGCTCTCTCGAAGGTTGATCACATTGATAATGGTGCCTTCTGGCAGACCGTACCTAATACAAGCGTCATCATACATGCGGTACTCTGCTTGACCATTAATAGCCTGATGCACATACTCTGCACTGTCATCGCCATGCCACTGTATTTCTGTAGTGGCCCATGACCGCTGGTCGATCAAGTGCATGTACTCTGTATGCTTAGTTAGATACGGAATATAGAAATCAATATCTCGGTGTGGCTTTCCACAGATAGCGTCTCGGATAAACCCTCCACAGATACTGGCGAAAGGATGATCCTTAATAATAGCCTGAGCTATCTTCAATCGTTCCACTGTCATTAGCTTGGTTCCTTCTTATCCAGTCGCCAACGTAGGAATGTAGGCTGCCGTAGTGCTTCATACGTCTCGTCTCGCATGTACCGTACCTCAGCAATCCTGCCTATGTACTTGGACTTGCTACGCCAGATGGCGATCCGTTCGGCATGCGTCAAACACCCCGGTCCGACGCCAATATGCGCCATCCTAGGCGTTCCATTGTGCAGCCGGGTAAACTCTACCTCGATACGCCCGACCATTCCCAAGGGCTTCCCTGCCTTGCTGACAGCCTCTTCGAAGCCGACGACCTTCAGGTCAATCGCGGGGACCGGCTTCAGCCGCTGAGTGCCCCAACAACGCTTGCCGGGTTCAAAGCACTTAGTTAGTCGATGCAGTACTGCACCTTCTGCATTAGGCTTAAGCTTCATCAACTGATCGAAGCTCTCTAGTGCCTCTGCCTCAGTGTATACTACGTGCTGAGGAATAAGCTGAATAGGAAGATCGTCCCTATGGCGGCCAAGGTAAGTAGCCAGCTTGTCGAGTAGCCCATTTACTGCCTCTCTGCGTGTTTCGTAGTGCAGAGTGGGCACTGCCCGGATGTCTGCATCGAACACATACAGTTTAAGGTCATCATTTCTTTTGTCTTTGCGCACTGCCCCTGATATATCCTTGAACGGCTTACCTTGGATGTACAGTTCTCCGATAATACTCCCGCCATCTTGCAGGAGCAGTAGTGCGTGGGGAAGAATGTGCGGAATACTTGTAATTCGCTCTCCTTGCCTAGTGAGAGCCACGACCTCAGTGCCTCTACGAATAATCCTAGTAGGGACGCCATCTAGTTTCTCCTGAAAGCCTGCTGGACCATACATCATAGTCCAGTTGAATTCCTTTAGTAGCTCAATGGTTTCATTGGCCATTAATAGGTACTCCCTAGTATCCTATAGATAGTTGCATCGGATACTGCAAATGCCGCAGCAATCTTAATTCCACTGGCTCCTGCTTCCCGCATACGTTTTACTTGCTTGATCTGCAATGGACTAAGGCATCGTGATCCTTTAGGACGGCGGCCACTCAACTGAGTTGGTGTGTTAGTAGACGCTTTAGGTTCTACTGCACTAACCGTACCTGGCGGGGGATTGAATGCTGTAAAATTAATGTCGGGATTTTTCTCAATCAAAGTCTGCAACTGGAACAAGGCATCCACAATTTCATGCTGAATATGCGGCAGCCCGCTTTCCCCGTCTCGACTAAGATCGCCATGCTTCATACGCTCTCGCCTATGTCTAGCTTCAGCGCTCTTGTATCGAGCCATATCCACAGCCTTCCACCCACCCCGAGAGCCATACTTAGCCTTACCATATTCCATGCAAGCGCACACTGCCTCAAGGGCAAGGGCAAGGTCTTCTTCCATCATAAGCGGATCGCCCTTGCCTGCATCACGCTTCTGGTTTTGATCACCGGACATTCAAAGTCACCTGTTTAGTTCCTGCGGGCACAAGCACCTGCCGCATAGTAGGTGTAAAGTCAATGGGCGCACGAGTAGGGAACAGCCAATTGAATTCATTAGCCAGATCGAAACGGATATCCTGCCAGTAAGTCTCAGCAAAATACCACGGACCCATATCAGGTATACCTTTACGGTCATCGCCCATACCTAGATTGCGGATGTAGTCAAAGCCAGCATCCCGCTCATTAATATAGATGCTCTTATCCCAAGGATCAAGCTCTGAAAGCTCTCCTTTAGACACACCCATATGCTCTGCAATAAATACCATAGCCGCATGTTCTGCCTGCTTATAGTCTTCGCACTCTGCCTTGACTGGGGAAGCTACATCATTGAACCATGCCTCTGCCCAATCATGCACAAGCGCAGCCCGTCGCAGATGCTTAGGCACCGTGTACACTAGGTTACGAGTATGCTGCCCTACTGAGTAAGGATGCTTGACATGTCCGGTATAACGATTGATCTGTGAGATACTATGAATGAATACCTTGGGAATAATATCCTCTGGCTTCGGATTAAACGGATCGACCAAGCGCCCGTCACTAGTTCTAATCGCGCCCACTGCGCTCTCCTTCTACTTTACAGCGATACTGATACCGCCCTTCGTGTGTAGGGAAGTCAGTAAAGGATTTCTGTGCCATATGCTGCATACACACCCGCATGCTCGGTTCTAATGTTTCCCTAATGGTCGTAACCTCGCCAGTGCTATTATGCACCAGCAAGGTTACTAAGATAACTTTAATCAAGACAGTCCCAATTTATTTTAGGCTCGCCACTTATATCCGCGTTGAGTAATGATTGCTCTTTTACCATTGGCGTAGGTGAGAATATGACTGCACGACCAACTACTTGGTCCTTTGTTATATCCCATGTCAAGCTTCGCAAGTACACCGGCTGTGTATATCCCGTCGACAATTCCAGCCGAGTGCGTGTGTCCTGTATTAGCACGTCGACCAATTTGTCGATACGCTTTCGGGTTCCCTCTGGCCCCGTTAGGCCCAAGGTGACCGTGAAGTCCAAACTCAATTCCGTGCAAGACGAGGCTGTCATCTTCTTGGATGAAGGTGACAAAGTCCTCGATACTGGTATGGAACCATTCGTCCCATTCTTGCAAGGCCCATTTGTATATGTCATACTTAGGCTCTCCTTGTTTAATGGCCTTATGCAATCGTGCATTGGCCCGGTGCCAGAACTCTAGGTTAGGTGCATCCGGGAAGCCTGTGCCCTCAGTGAGCCACTTCTTGAATGCCTCGTCATGATTAGACCTGATACTGTAGATAGTGGCGTCAGGTAGACGCTGCTTCAGGCTAAGTAGGAAGTCGTAACTGAATAGGAAGCCACTCTCCACCTTCTCCTTCTGCTCCCAATACATGGTAGCGAGGAAGAACGGATCGCGCTTGTTATGGTGGTTACGTCCCTCGAAGTCCAACAGATCATGTACTACCACTGCTTCAGGATCAAGTACCTTGAGCATGTCCATAGCACCCTGCATTTGGATATCGTCTGTCTTCTCGACATGGATATCACCAAGGTTAATGATGGGTTTGCCGAACTCCTTGGCATCGGCTACCCAACCGGGCCCGTACACCTTATCCAGTTCATAGAAGATACCCTGATCGTCTGCATTGATCTGGCGTACCCACCAGTCGCCCTTATCGTCTAGTTCTACGTACAGTGCGCCATAGACGTGGTGATAGCTTGCTACCTGTCCTGTACGGCGCTGGATGTAGTTCCGAAGTGTCACTGCCCCCGTTGAGTACAGGTGCTTTGCATCCTGTCCTTTCATAGTAGCTAGTGCTTGCATTTGTAGCTTGGTATGCGGAATGATGGCACTGTGCGGGCCTGTATAGTTCGCAAGGCCATTCAATGGGTACACGGCGGTAGGCAGGATGTCCAGTTCTCCGCAGAACACAAGACTGTCTGCAACCTTCACCTGCTCGTCCGCAATATACGGAACAATACGCTCGTCGTACCATATGTCATCAGTCTCCAAGGACTTCTTCTTAGTTACACCACCAAGGTTATTCCATGCATTTTTATTATAAGTAATTCGGGATACACCTAGCTGTGCATCGTTGTGGTCACAGAATGTCTGTAAAGACTTCCAGAAACCTTCATGCAGCATAGTGTTGTTCTGTGCACAAGTAAATACAAAGCGCTTGCCCTCTAGCCGGGGCCGGAACTCGTCATCCGACTTCAGCTTGCCACCATAGAGCGGCTTGGTTTCGAGCGGGAGAGCTTCGGGGTCAGCCAGAGTAGCCCGCACCGCCACAGAAACCGGGTCAGCAGAGGCGCTAGCAAGTTTCAGGCTGAGTTGCCTAGACTTCGGCTTCTTGCCCTGCAACTGGCCCCATAGCCTTCGGAATTGCTGGTCGGAAAATTTTAGGCCTTGCGAACGGAGATAGGAAGATATTCCTTTCTCGGTCGGCTTTACCGTCTTAACTCGGTCGCATGCTCGTTCAATGTCAGTAATGCTGACGGTCATTTCAGTTTCACCCTTACAATGTAGTGACAATTACGCTCTTTAGCAAATCGTTGGAATTGTCCTTTAGGCATTACTTTAGTACGCTCCCATCTGGAATTATTGTTATGCCAGAATACATGCTCGCCCGGTGCGTCGTGTTGGTGCCTATCATCAGATACAAGCACCATATAGTATCCTTTAGACCACAGGCTATCCAGCAACGTCATTGTACCTGCTCCTTGTCATATCAAAGTGCACTTCTGCTCTAGGATCACCCGGAGCATCTGGTCTGCGTAGCTTATTCTTAACGACACCAATGTACCTACTATTAGCTAGCACTGGTTCGTTACTGGCACCGATCATGATTTGGAAGTCACAAGCTCCCTGTTTACCGGTCTTGCTATCTTTGAGCATCCCGAGTGTAGGAAATTGTAAGCCGTCGCCGTCATTACTGATTTGGGAAGTAGCGAGCCCAATACAATCATACTTAACGGAACGCTCTCTAGCCCATTGATACATGGCTTCCAATTGTAGATCGTTTCTTGCTTCACTGCCAAATCCTTTGATGTTATCGATCATATCGTACACAATAACTCCCGGATTGTTATCCTCAATAAGTCGCTCGACCTGACCATTGTTCATGCCGTGGATGTCAATGATCCTGATCTTATTAAGCCTACCGCCAATAGCCTCTATGTAAGCAGGAACCAATGTCTTCGCATTGCTGCGCTCCATCAGTTCTTTCATGCTCAAGTTAAGTGCTGCTTGATACAGGCGCGGTATGATCCGTCTTCCGGGGCCTTCATTATTGAGCCATAGTACGTTGCGTTCGGCGGGCAATTGCGGAGCCAGATACGTAATCTCCGACGCAATAAAGCTAGTCTTTCCCTTGTCAGGTCTACCTGCAACGATACCGAAATCACCCGGCCTGAGCCGTCGCATGCTCGCTTTGAGACAAGAAAGTCTCCAACTGACACCGGTGTCGTCAAATTCATCCTGTAGAAGCTCTTCAATGGGCGTGTCAATGTAACCTGTAGACTTACTTCCTGTCCTCTTGCGGAAACGATCTTGTGCATCCGTAATCTCGGTCCACGCATCCTCTAAGTCTCCTTCAGTGTGCTTGTGCACCAGATTACCCATACGGGTCATGAGTTCCTGCTCGGCCATCCAATTGGTCATATTCCTACGCTGATCTTCATCAGCATCTGGCATGACATTACGGAAGATACCGGCATACTCATTGAACTGCTCTTGCTTCATGGCGGCATGCCAGCGCTTGAACTGAGGAACGAATGTGATCCAGTCGATCTTATGGTGCGTTGGGTAAGCCTTGAAGTACTTATCGAAGTCGTCGGCTATGGCTACTGTCTTAGCATCCATAGTCTCACGAGGCATCATTTCGTATAGTGCGAGGAAGTCTTTCCTATTCTTAAGGAGCCTCAACAGTACTATGTCGATCAAGTAAGATACTCCTTATTTGATTGTCCGAATAAAGCTTTGGGTCTTTATCCGATTTGATTAGTGTAACCTTATGTCCCTGCATACTCAGGGAATGCGCCAAGCGGCGGGTCGCTTTTCTACCGGCCTTGTCGGGGTCCATCCATAGACCGAAGCGTAAACTAGTAGCTTCAGTCCTGTACCACTCCACTTGCTGAACTTCTTTACCTGCTCGTAGTTTCGTAAGTAGCTCTGCAATACGTTCCACGTTGACCGCTGTACCGAGTAGGGAACATGATGCGACATGACGTCCAACGCGAATTGTCGAGAGTACGTCTTCTGTGAGCACAATATCGAAAAGATCATGCGTTCCCGCAGCTTTAGCGGAAGGAAGCGTAGTGCGGTTATCAGAAAAATAGATTGCACGTTCAGGCTCCTTATGTTTAAGTATGTACTTAGGCTTCTGGTGCTTGTCCACGGACCTCGCTAGAAAACCTAATAAGGGGCCCGATGGATTTGAATGGATTGTATTTGAATACTTCAAAATTGGGATGACAACCCGGTTCAAGCTTTCTGACCACTGGATTGAGTAAGCTGTCCATAACGATGCGGTCAAACCTGCGCCCAACAACCATTCCATCGCGCTTGGCTTTGTCGATACCTCCTTCAAATCCGTGGGCAATGATACGTGCTTCGACAGCAGCAAAGTCTGCGTGGACAATCTGATCTGCTCCAACTCTGCGAGCGTCCTCATGCCATGCGGCGAGAACCTTAGCGGCTGTTGCGGATCGCACCGGAAGCACCATGCTCGGTATCCTGTTGCATCGTGCGAGACTATGCAGCTTTTGTCCGGACCGCAGCACTCTACTTTCCGTCTTTGGCCGTAGGGTAGACTTTTCGCTAGGCGCAACCAATCCATGCTTCTCTAGCTCCTTCTTGTGTCCTTTATCCAAGAACTTAAGTGCTTCTTGCTGCCAAGGATGTAGTTTAGCGCCAACAATACTAGCGAACTCTTTGAACTTAACATCCTCGTACAGCTTATTTATCTGCCCGGCATCCCACTTAACAACATGATCGTAGATAGCTCGACCATACGGCTTTTCTTGCATCAGCGTGGTTGAACGCTCAGCGGGGGTATCAACCTGCCTAACAGTAATATCTACTCGCCCACCGGCAGCAGTATACCGCTCTAATAGCTTAGGCACATTCACCGCAGTACTAGTGTAAGGATCAGTGAGAACCTTAACTGCCCGGTTATCTGGCCTATGCATATAGTTACCTGCATGCATATCTGTGAAGTTTCCTAGATGATTAAGCAAGCAATGTAGCCAAGGACCATCCGAAATGTGCCCTTGCTCGACCAGCCAATTTGCACGTCGCTTTCCATCCCATAAATCACCAACACCCGGTACAAGTCGCTCTACCTCAGCAATAACAATAGTACCAGCATTCTTCATTGCAAATACACGCATCAGATGCGGGCTCTGGTGACTGTACTCAAGGCAATGCATAGCATACGCAATCCAACCATCAGTCAGAACATTGCATACTTTAAACACGGTATCCTTGTTGTAAGGATTTTCCACAACACAACCATAAGACCCATTACCCAGTACAGTGTACCCAAACTCATTTGAGAGGTGCTCCCGGATACTATAAATGTCTTGAAGTCGGGAACTCTTGGCAGCTACCGCCAATCTGTTCATGTACTGCAATGAAGAAGCCATAGTTCACCTATTGATTAGGAACTCCGCAACCTCTGCGCTCCAGTTCCTCATTACGGGCCAAGTTATCGAATACTTGCTGATCGGTCATTAGCTCGATCTGCTTGGGTGTATAGCGTACTACTCTATCGTTAGGGCCACAAGCCTCAACGGGCACTCCAACGCTCAAGCAACCGCTTACGAGCATCAGTAGTGCGCATACTTTCAATACGTGCACGTTCAAGAGCCTCCTTCTGCATCCGAGACAGCCCTGCTTGTATCTGCTTGGCCTTCTCTGCGTTCGCTCCGGACTTCTTTAGTGTAAGGACAATCCCGCCTATCGAGGCAAGGACAGTCAACCCAACTAGAGCATACATTACCCACTTGTTTAATCCAACGGCCTGTAATACTGTCAACATGATCAAATCTTCCCTTTACATAATCCATGACAGTAGCCACAAGATAAACAACGTAGCTGCAATAGTGCAACCTACTGTCACAATGACAACCTTAAAGAACACTCGACCTAGTACTTCTAGTACCCAATCGTTACCCATTAATGTAGTTCCTTGTGGAAATTCCGGTTGAAGTCCAAGGCGGCGAGATACGGGCTTTTACCAAACCCGGCCACACCATCTTGCAGATTGTCGCCGTGAAGCCAGCAATATTGGTTGCCGTCGATGCTTAGCTTCGCACCAAAGATGATGACCAAATTCATTTCGGCGGTTTCTATGATACGTCCTTCATCGACGCCTGATACATAATCGTGCTCCATTACATCATACCTTTCACTAGCAAGTACGAATACGCACCTACTACTAGTAATAGACCAAATACGCCCATAACTTGCATTAGCTTCGTGCCCACTTATAGAGTGCAATACTAACGAAAGCCAATGCAATAATACCAACTACACCACCAGCAATCCACGGACCATATGTCCCAATGAGGCTGATCGTATCGGTAACGGGTTGTACCTGTTCCAGCACAGTCTGCGTATTACCGGTTCCTTCGACCACGGCAGCCGCACCAGTAGCGCAGGTAGCACCAATACCAGTACCAACGGCGACCTTCTTTGTAAGACTAGTGGTCTTTGGTTCCACATAAGGATCATCCTCTGCCGTAGTTCCCGGAATGTCTATACGCAGTGTCTTAGCCTCAAGTAGGATAGCTTCTACCTTCTCGGGCTTGATAAGCGCTTTGTTAAGTGCGTCACCAATGTAGTATGACTGTCCGCGCTTGAGCCAACGATGCGCACCTTTAACCGGTGCAAGAACTGGAAATGACGCCCATTCCTTAGCAATATTGAGCGCAAATCCAACGTCATTTAGCGTACCGTTAATCCAACGGATGTATCCACGACGCTTGAGCAAGTGATACGCAAGGCGATCCTGTAGGTCCGCAGAGAATACTTCTCGCCCTGTAAGCTTAAGCTCTTTCTTCAGCCCAATAAGCGTAGCTCGCATGAACTGGTAACGACCGCATGCACTAGAGCCATACGCCTTAGTCCATGCAGGACCAGCAGCAATGACTTCATCCAGCGTCATCTGCGTAGGTTTACGCTTCAGCTTCCACTGGTTATTACCATAGATAGTGTCGTAGCCTTGCGGGGCCTCGATCTTACCAAAGTTATCCAGCAAGTAAGCTGCTGGTGCAGGCACTGTACGATCCATACGGACCTCCTATAGTTCAGTAAGAGCCGTGTATTGGTTCTTACAGTATGCTTTAATGAATTTATCGATGTTATCTGGAACTGTCTTGTACGTATCCATGTACCTATTAAGGCCATCCACATAGGCATTAAGAATAATTACATGTTTGGCACTAGACCCCGTAATACCAAATAGTTCGAACCATGCTGTAGCAAGGTAGATATTTGGTGGTCGGGTAGTGTATGTAACTGCTACAGTCCACAGCGCTAGTACCCAATCGGATACATCTTGGTATTTAGTATTAACAATAGGAGAATAGACACTCATATGAGTACCCGAAGTATACAGGGCATGTTCCCTATTCCACCCAATAGTCGTATAAAGATTACGATCTTTCATGTCAGCCAAGAGCAATTGTGCACCATGGCCGAACGTCTCGATATCCTTATTCGTAATGCGCATTCTACTCTCCTATTGTTAATTTCGACGCAAACCGATAGCCCAATCAAGGACTATCGGTACGGTATGTTCGTGGCGCTAGGATGCCGTTGCCCTAGTCATTAAGGTAAGCGCTCTTACCACCACGAGTATTAGTAATTACTTACCAGCCTTGTCATCCACGCGGAAGACCTTCATGCCGACAAAGGCACCATCAACGACAGTGCTGTACGACTTGAAGCGACGTCCTTCAGCCTTATACGTGCTATTAGCCTGCGTGGTAGCAGACTGCACAGAACGCTTAAGGGCATCCGGGTCAACGCCTTCCTGAAGCGTAAGGACCATGGAGTGATACTTGTAGGTAACACCATCTTCCTTGAGTACCGGTGCTTCGATCTTATCGAACGGGTACTTGCTTTCGCGCTTACCAAAGGCAGGGTTGCCCTTGCGAGTGCTTTCCGGCAGATCATCGGCTTCCGCAACGACAATCTCACCAACATTAACTTCCACGCGCGGGGCGCGGGTCTTGGCTTCAGCAGTGACTTCAGCAGCAACAGCAGCCGTATCGACAGTAGAAGCTTCAGTCTCAGTAGCTTCACCTTCGAGGTTCAGGCCGAGTTCTGCGAGTGCATCAGACATATTGTTCTCCGTGTTATGTTTCATGGTCATGCATATGCAGCATCACGTATAGCTGCTGTCCTTTGATTACGACCCACTATCGGGCTGCCGATTTATCTTTCGGTCCCTGTAGATTGCGGTACTAGGTCAATATCATTTTCTATCAGTACTATCTTGCAAGGCCCATTAAGGGCATAAATTGGCTCTGGCATTCTCTATCTACGTAGCCAGTAATTAAGATCGTGGCATCATCTTCCACGCACCAGAAATCTAAAAGGAACTGTAGCAATGGTCTTAGCTATGTTCCTCCACTTATGAAGGTGTACTCTAGGATAGTATTCCTAGATCACACTCCCGCAAGCTCGGCCAGCTTCGCCTTGGCAATCGCGGCAGCATTGATGTTGCCACGGATACGCAGGCGCTTCTGAGCGTTTTCGTCAAGCTGCTGGTGCAACTTGTCGTCTAGCTCCACCGATGCGCTCACAGCCGCCTCTCCGTCCGCAATAAGCTGATCCAGCTTGGCAATGGCGGACGTGAAGTGGTTAAGAACCTTGGCAGGGCTAAATTCTGGATTACGATTAGGAACGAATTTCATGCAGTCTTCTCCTTACATATGTAATATTTGTTGGTAGTAGGATCGTAGGTCCACGCATCAAGTGTCAATGCGTACTCCTTGGTTGTCTCTTTGAAGTATCCCATGACCTTATCAGGTACAGTGGCTCGGATACCGTGCAGATACGCTTTACGTGCACCTTCTCCCGGTACTTGTGGATCAAGGAATAATACAGTATCCTCAGTACGAAACCACGCGAAACAGTCTGAGTAGAACTTGCTGTTCACAATGAAGCTGCGCTCAGTCTGCCCATTATACATACCGAATAGAGGCTTACAGCCAATACCCTTTTCTGCACAGAACTGCATAAGCGCATGCTCTTTGATAATATCATTACCTACTGAGAAGATAATGTATTCCTCGAAACTGGTTGGCCCGAGTGCCCTGTACTGCCTAGTCTCTACGACTTTCTGTTCTACATTCATACTGTGATGTAATCCCATTTCTTTCGAGGCGGCGTAGGCCGATTAGCCTGTGCTGCTCGATACTTGAAAGAGCCAGTGTTAGTATTAATAAGCCACTGGCTGTACAGTTTGTTAGGAACTTTGATTGTCTTAGGCAAGGTCAATGGCCTCCTTGAATACAGCGATTACTTTTCCTTTGGTAGTCCGAGGATCATCATTAAAGGTTACAATGCCTATACCCGAACAATGCTTCTTAATGACTTCCTTCAGGATATCCCGAGCCAGTAATTCTGCCATGCCGTATGGACCTGCTGCTGCCTGCAACGCACCCGCTGCACAGTAACAATCCGTATCGGGATCATACATTGCACCCTTCGTCCAGCCCTTTTTAATAAGCCTAAGTGCTTCCGTTAGTACCTCTTTAGGAGTTGGCATTTGCATAACCCTTCTGTGCACGGCGCTGCCGACGACGATCTGCACCCGGCTTCGGGATGGCGTATGCATCCACAATGCCCTTGCGAAGCTGATAAAGCTCTTCCTTAGCGTCTTTATCGCCTTCCAGCTTACGCTTATGCAATGCTGCCCTATCAATACGCAGTCCACTGCAAAATTGCACAGTGTCGTATGCAGCGCCAATGCGAATTACAGTACCGTTATGCTTAGCCATGGAACTCTCCGTTGTTGGCCTTTAGTCTACGTTTCCAATAGCTTGCGTTATGTCCTTGCATAAGCTGCTTAACTATTGACACTCGCTGCTCTGTAGATAAAGAGAGCAGAATTAGTTCATCCAGATAATCTACAGTCATTTGCCCTCGAACTTGACTCTGTACCATGCAGGGCATGTAGGAAATATCTTGCTAGCCTCTTCATACCGCATTAGCAAAAAGTCGCTAGGCTCTGCGCCCATAGATACAGATGGCACATTCTTGCCTGTAAGAAACTCTTGTACACCTTCAGGCATGCGCTCTGCAAACTCTGAATACCATAGTTCAGTAGTAACTGCTATAGTAAGTGGATCGCGCAATATCCGGCCTTCTTGTATAGCAAATGGCACATGAAAGCCGAATACTGCATTCTCTGTGATGCAAAGGTCAAGATTGTAATCTTTACGCAAATACAATGTACAAGCCGATAGGCATGGCCCGTCGATAATAACAAGCATGTGCATTTCAGACCATCCGGAGGCTCTTGCTTTAAACTCTGAAAGCTTGCCGCCATTGTCCTCTACGATACGCACTGCATACCTAGCGGGCTTCTCCATAGGCACTGGTGCATCGGCCCTAGCCTCACAACCAAGCATGCAACTAATACCGACACCGGCAAGCACTGCTGCTAACTTGTACATTGTATTACCTCACTTGTATTGGAGTACATACAACTATAACCCGCGCTGTATCAACGGTATTAGTTTGCTCAATAATGGCATACTTCGCCTGTAAACACGCAGCTTCATTTAGAAATTCCTGTGATCCTGAGGTGGTGCTACTGATGTACAACGTCATCCATATTAGTACATATGTCATATCACGTTCCCATAACATACCGATACGTGCCTTGATTAGCACGATGGCAATACAGTGCATAGTTCTCAGCTTGCTTTATAAGCCGCTCTGTCCAACCTTTAGCAGGATCCGCAGTATCTCGAAACACCGCCTTCACCTTATCGTCAGAAGTGCCTACATGCATACGCATTACTTTCCACTCAATCTCATGCGCAGGCACCAAAGCGTCTAGCTTGTACCGCTTACCGTCAAGAGTGAAGCTCTTAGGCTGTTGTGTATATGGACTGCGCATATCAAGCTCCCTTAGCTCTGCTAAACTTACCGCGATAGTTCTCTGGTCCGTAATAGACCCATGTGAGCTTAATCAGACCATACTTACAGCGCCTGAACTTGAGTTTCTTGCATCCAATGGTGCCACGTAATACATACAGCATGATAGTCATGAACACGCCTGCAAATGCACTCGCCACAATACCACTGAATGTACCGTGGAACATAGTAAACATAAGCAGTGTGAACAGTATATCCACAATAGTGCTGTACCCAAGAAACTTAAGCAAGTCCATACGTGCAAGCGTCATCAGTAGTGCAAGCACGATGATAAATCCAGAGAGGATCATGGCACCCATAGCAATAGCTCCTTATTAGTGGCGCTGCACCTCACCTTAGGCAGTCATTAAGGCGACACCGAGGCTCGCCACCACTATGTATTACAGGCTTTCTACGAAGTCCTTAGTATCCTTAAGTCCGGGCACTGCCAAGTTATCTTTCGCAGCAAGTTCCCGTACAAGCTTTATGGCGCTAATCCTGCAATTATACTTAATCAAGTCATTGATAATAGCTACCCATGTGCGGTTAATAAGCAAAGAGTACATAGCGCCATTAGTTCCATAGTAGTGGAATGTGATCTCTTCGTTAGGATCGATGGGCTGAAAGGGTGCAGCAGGACCAATATGTCGCATAGGATTTAATTCCTTCTATTGAAAGCAGGCCAGAAACAGGGCCAGAAGACGACTTTATTCGCTCATGCTACCCGAACACTCAGGAAGCGCCAAATAAGCCCTAGACCCTGTTTCTGATGGATTGGCGGCCTATTGAGCCGCTTAGTTCGGCAGAGCGGTCAGGATCGTGGCCTTATGCGCCTTCAGGGCACCAATCAGGGCACTATGATCCTGCTTAGTCTCCTTCTGATCCTTTTCCAGTTTCTTGATCTGCTGGTCAATGTACGTATCCATGATCAGAGGCTGATAAGGAACGCCCTCATTAGCCTTGAACTTCCAGAACGGCTTTTCCATAGCATCACCAAGACGCTGAGGCTTAGTAGAGACATAGCACATAGCCTTGCCTTCATACTTCAGCTTGCCGAACGTCTCAAACCAGAGAATGAGACTGTTCTTGCGTGTCATGTCTGGCATGGCAGCAAGGAAGTTGTTCACGATACCAATCTGGCCGTGCTTACCGACATGCGCCAGTACACTACAAGCCAGAGTATGCGCATCATGCTGAAGCATATTAGCAGCAGCAGCAAGAGTATTAGTAGCTGCCGTGATCGCCTTGGTAGACGTAAGCAGCGTAACAGTGTTGGTCTTAGGGCTCTTAGCCATTATAGTCTCCATGCGTATCTAGCATTAGTGCTAGTGAAAGGGCACCGTAATGCCCTAACATTAGAACTAGTCCGCGCAGAGGAAATCAGCCATACGCGTAGCTAACTTATTCAATTTAACTCTCCTAGTAGCATCCATACTCCGACGCATAGCAGCGGCTGTAAGTGCAGCGTCTTCATTGTCATCCGTGTAGTACGCAGTAGCTTCCTGACGTACAGGATTATTCCTGTACTCCGGATACGTAATACGCCACTCACCGTCTACACGAGTAGCAGCCATATTGTTGAGACTGATACGCTGCCTAGCCTCATTGACAGTCATATTGTTCACGTTCACTTGCGTACCCTCCATGCTGCACTACTGCTAAACAGTGCCTTGTAGGCGATAAAGCTAAGCAATGCCCACTTGCCAATGAGATAAGCCGTCATAGCGATAGCCAATCCCGGGCACACAAAGCATGCCAGTACAAAGACAACCCAAAATACAGTATGTGTGTTGATCATAGTCTTGATCCTTATCTAGTGATTAATAAGAGGCTAGAAGTAATCGAAACTTCCTACGTAGTTGCACACTACGCTGACATTAGTGCATTCATGCCATGCGCTACCAAGTAGCCTCTAACTAATCACTAGCAGGTACGTTATTCCGGCCGAACCCGGACGATAACAACCTCTGCTAGTCCCGCTTCTAATGCTGTAGCTCTGTCCTATTATTGGCGCTACATACACCGCTTGTCAGTCAGGTGATACTTAAGATACTAGCTGTAAGAGCAAGTGGCGATCTAGATAAGACTGCGATCGATCCGTGCGTTACGTAGTAAGGTAGGCTGGCCTTTCAAGAGCGCATTAACAGGACATACGCCCTGTCACCTACCTAAGCTAGTGGCCTAGGTATTCTTTACTGATTTGCTGTTAGTGCCGCGTCTGTGGCTTCCCACCCGTCTGATGTTATCAGCATGCTGCGCACTAACTCAGGTCCAAGGCTAATCAATCGCCCTGCCTGTTATTAAGCCTTTTGGTAACTAACCGAGGTAGCTTATCATCCTGTTTTCACCGGCCTTATCAACAGAGTGTAAATCTGTATCCAAGTCAGTGTTACCACGACTTACCTTTGTGGGTTCTATCCACTAGCTTGCGCTTTCAGGGAGGAAACTCCCTACTGGCTGACCGTTCAACGGGAGGCACGAAGCTGTCCCTAGGTCCATCTGGCTAACTCGTCGTCAGCGCCATATCCACAACATAAACCAATCCAATATGTAGTCAACTGCTATTTTGCATTCCGGCCAACTATTTTATAACTGTATGATATCATTGGTATTTATCTGTAGATAGAGCCAAGCCATAGACCGATACCAATGAGCCATAATAGCCTACTCATTATAATACACATACAATTAGGAATATAATCATATAGATATCCATACCTATTATTTATGCAGTTCTATCTGTATCTATCCAGTGGCTACCAGTCTTATATCTCTGTAGTCATACTGTATCTATCTAGTATGTACTCTCAGTCTTATCTCAGGTTCTATCTCAGTGTATAACTTAGAGGTATCTCAGTCTTATCTATCGGCTATCATTATCAGTGTATTATCTTCGTATTCATATCATTGGTATGCAGTATCTATCTATTACTATCTATTCCCTACTGTATACTATCAGCCTGCATATCTTCGGCGAAACTGATACCAGAACATAGATGCTGCTTTCTTCCACTTATGAAGGAAGGACATATTAGGAATACATTCATATAAACACAGTGATTGTACCAGATCACATATAATGAATGATACAGATATCCAGACGAACGATTGTCTATTTACAACTCAGTTATAACCAGATATGAATACAGATAAGCAAATCGTAGTGCTATGGTCGGCCTACTAAATTGAGTAAGCAGCAGGGCCTACGGGGGACTTGGGCCGCAGCGTGGTGTTAGATACCCGCACGAAAAATTGTATCATTTTTATAGACCTGACCTACAGACGAGTTAATACGGACACAATCCGCCATAGGAACGCATTCCTAGTAGGAATAAATGCCGCCTAAATCGAGCCACCGCTGTTTGCCACAGGGAAGCCCACCAGCCCCACGACAGCGCGGGCATGCTAGATTGTACCAGTCGACCCGCCAAATCGCTCTGACGGGCCGCTCTGGCCGGAATAACGTGGATTTATCGGCAACTTGCCGAGGTTGATGGCCTTTTGCTAGGCCGGATCGTATGGATTGGCCGGGAAAGGCACGGTCCCCGGCTTGGGCCAAGGCATAGTCAAGGGATTGCGTACTGTTTTCTGTACCCAACCTTCCTGACTAGTCTCCTTGTAGCCCAATCTCGGTTCTCTAGTAGCCATAATAGCTTAGTGACGACCCAGCGGATCGTAAAGCTGTACACCATTGACAGTTTCAGTGAGCGTAGGAGCAGTAAGCTCGTCATACTCAACGATAATGTCCACAGATGCACTGTTCCAAGCCGTAACAGCTTCAATAAAGAGGCTCTTAGCGGTCTGGACAATAGGTGCCTGCACAGTAGCTTCAGTACGATAGAGGCCATTGGCTGCAATAGCCTGTGCCGTCACGTACTGAGTACCAGCACCAGCAGAACCAACGCGGATACCACCAGTAACAGCGTTAGCAGTGCGGTTCCAGAACATGAAACGCTTGACGTCTGCACCACCGGGGAGCTTAACTTCCCGATTAGCCGTAACGCCCTTAAGAACGATACGACGAGCAACCGGCGTAGCGCTGTATTCGAATGCAGTTTGCGTAGTACGCATGTAAGTCTCCTATTAGGAAAGGGCGATAGCGGTAATTACACCACCAGCGACCGTAAATGTGACAGTAGTAACGAAGGTGCCCGTAGGCGTAACTCCGGTCAGTGTCTGTGCAGAGGTAATCAGTGCAGCCGTAGCCGGTAGATTGACATCTTCCAGAGCACCAGCAGCAACGTCAACAGTAGCACCGGCAACAGTCTTAGTACCAGCGCTATTCTTAACTGCCACAGTAGCGCCAGTAGCAACTAGCGTAGTCGTACCCGAGTTCAGCAGTGGTGCCAACTGGCTCACTATCTCTGCTCGGGCCTTCGGGGAATTCTGTAGGTAAGTAGCAATCTCTCGTGCCATATTGCGGATTTTGTCCACAAAACCACGATAGGGCTTACCAGCAGAAGGAAATACAAGATTAGACATGTCTATTTAGTATCCTTTACTTCGGTAACAGGAGCAGAGCTAACCCGCTGACGCGGTACTCTGCCTGCGGCGGTATCTGCAAGGAACTTCCGGCTAGTAGCAACAGCCTTAGTATCTTTGGCCTGACGCTTCTGGATATGCGCAATAGCAACCGCTAGGGTCGCCAGAAGCAGATCGTGCTTGTCGGTATTCCCGCGTACCTTTCCAGCGGCCTCAAGAACTTCCTTCTTGATAGCGCTGGTAAAACCCCACTGATCCCGAGGCCATTTAACTAGCACTGGATTAGCGGAGACGTCCCGCATGAGCTTCTGTACAACAGTAAGTTCCTTAACGGGTTGAATTTGTTCAGTCATGCGTATCTCCTTATCGGCCTAAATGGCCTACTTTGCCCAACCCGAACCTATTAACTGGGGCCTTAGAACCAAGTCTGTTCAATGGCTGGCCTGTACCTAGTGGGTCTTTGGTCATCTTTCTGTAGGCTTCCTGCCTAGCAGCAGCCCTAGCTTTCTCATCGTCATGCACTAATAGCTCGACCCAATGCCGGACTGATCCAGCAATAGCGTCTAGCCTATCGTCATGCAGCAGAGCGCCCTTCTCTTTGGTAATACGAGACAACTGCCAGATGAAACTGTATGTATCTCGTGTACCTGTAGGATACTTCTGGCAGCGTTGCCAATCCTCGAAGATCAGGTCTTCATGCACCACGAACTTACCAGCACCGATAACCGGCTCTAGTATGTCGATAATGCGTAGTTCCTTCTGCCCACTCTCCCATACGTCTTCAATAGCGCATGAGTGCTTAGGCAGTAGCTTAGGACGCCAGACATTAGCCAAGGCACCATTACCGTAGTTCTGCTCGATATCGATCTGTTGTGGCTTCCACTTCACGGCTATGTTAGTAAGCCAGTCAGTTTGCTCATCTGTAAGGCCACCGGGGATACCGCCGACATCTAGAAGGTACACTCTACCGGCCAAGAAGCCAGTAATAGCGTAAGCCATTTCGTCACCATTAGAGCCGCCACCACTAGGGTCCACATACATATGCGTACCAATAAGCGGAGCAAAGTCATCGGCATCCTGTACTCGGTACAGTTTGTCCTTAACAGGGTGTCCACCCGGCATAGTGATAACATGCTGCTCTGTACGTACAAAGCTCAAGGTCATAGGAGCAGTCTTCTGTTCCCGATCAAATGCGATAACTCGCAACTGACTAGTCTTCAGAGGGAACCTATCCATATCACTGAGCTTAGTGCTAAGCATGTGCTGTAGCTGGAAGTAGCTAGCGCCTTGGTCGATCTCTTTCTTAGTAAGGTCATCCTCACCAAGTAGAACCGGATCCAGCGGCTTGCCGCGCTCCCCGGTCGGACCGCCTCCCGTTCGGAGGGAAGGATCAGCCTTCAGCCGAAGCCTCACAATGGGGGCTAGGAAGCCCTCATAGTCCTTTTCTTCCTCGACCGTGGGATATCTACCCGGCCAAATCCGAACCGCTACACCACGCCCCGGAAGACCGTTATACACGCTATCCACGGACTGCGGGGTTCCGAGCCAGACGATATCGCCCTTGGAGCAGATAGACGTGAAGTCCAGTGTAAGATGCTTGATACGCATCTGCTGTACCTTGGTCTGGCTGTTCTTGGCACTCTCGATATCATCCGCAATAAGCAAGTCTGCGCGCTTACCCTGCATGTTCGACGTGATGCCGATACAGGTAATAGAGGCTGACTTCTCAGGACCTTTGAGTGTATAGTGGATATCAAAGCCTGTAACTGAAGCTCTATCGCCTGCTGACCGATCTGGTCTAAGGCACTCTAGTTCAGGCATGTTATTAATGATCTGAATGATCCAGTTGGCAATTTCAGTAGCCATATCCGAGCCTGCCGATATAATCAGCACACGCGTACTAGGATCATGGATAATCTTCCACACTGCATAGCAGGCGGTAATCGTAGTCTTAGCTTCACCTCGCTGAGCCTGCACCATACGGTACTGTGGCCCATACGCTACCCATTCACCGATATCCTGCTGAATTTCAGTACAAGTAAAGCCCATGACATCCTCGATAACATCCACGAGGAACTTATCGAAGGTATCATAGTATTCCTGTAGAAGTCGAAGGTCATTCCACCGTAGGGCGGCTTGCTTCTCGTCTTCTCTCTCGGCCATGTAGACCTCCTTAGTCATGCTATTAATAAAGCAGTGCATACACCATTTAAGGCCTAGTATGCACTACTCTATAAGAGCACTAAGCCGTTTCGTCATACTCTGTCATAGACACAATATTACCCACGGACTTTCGTTTCTTCTTGTTCGCCAGTGCCTGTTCCAGACCTGTAAGACCCTGACTATCTGCCGGGGCACATGTTACATTATTGTCTGCTAGGAACTTAGTCATAACACTCATAAGCGGCGCTGACAGTGTAGGCGGCTCAATCGGAGCTATAACCTTATCTTCGTCAGGTAACTGTTCGAATGCACCCATTTGTACGTCGAACATGTCCTGTGCCCTGTCAATCTGATCGATAGCACGGGACATTACCTTTGCCACTTTAGCGTGGAGTGCGCCTAGTTCGTCTTCGGTTGCTGCGTTCTTGGACACCAAACCATCCTTTAATTGTTCTAATAGCTCTAGGCGTATCGGCCAATAGGCGAATTACCAGTAGAACTAGACCACCAATACTGAGGATCATGTCGGTATTAGCATACAGCAGGGTGAACAATGCGATAGTATAGGACATCATCGCATCAAGCCACTCATTCATTTCCTGCTCCTTGTAGTCATATGTAATAGACATAGTTCACCTATGTATCTTTCGCGTACTCATGCAGTACGATAGCGCCTTGGCGACTAGCACCGCCTGCAACAGCAGCGGCCTGAGATACACCATTTGCACCACCACCGCCACCTGTACCATAACCGTAGTTAAAGCCATTAGCGCTAGCACCAGCTATTGTAGTAATAGTGCCTGCCTGTGGCGATCCGACACCAGTTTCCACTGAGTTACCACCACCACCGCCAAGGGCGAGAGGCTGTAGCTTTAGGCCAGAACCACCAGCACCGCCTCTGATAAGGTGGTCACCAATAGTACCAACACCACCTGCACCGCCTCCCTGTAGGCCATTGGTTGCACTGGCTGTACCAGCACCACCTATACCACCACCATCCGCAGCAGCATACGTGCCGAATGAGCTAGGCGAACCTGCTACACCAACAGCGCCTGCGGCACCAGCAGCGGCACTTCCACCTACTGTCATAGTGACAGGGAAGGTCATTGCAGAGAAGTCTTTGAATACTCGTGCGTAGCCACCGGCACCACCGCCCCCTCCTGCTGAAGCTTGTCCAGCAGCAGTAAGGGCAGCACCACTACCAGAGGCACCTGCTCCATATACCTCAGCGATAACCGCATTAGCGGCTGCATTAGGTACAGTAGTTCCAGCAGGGCCGTAGGTGCCCGAAGCTTCTACATACACAGTACGAATGTACCGGTATCCGGGCTTAACGGGCAGAGGGCCTAACATTTCTTTTTGTACAACTGTAGGCATATTAGACCTCCGAGAATGTAGCTAGAGTAGGATCGACATTCTGTGACGTACAGTAGACTTCCAATCGGGAACCTGCTGCCGGTAGAGTGCCAATAAGAGTTGTACTGTCAGGACCACGAACATTGACAAGTCCAGCACCACCCGCTGAGCGGACTAGCTTAACCTGTTTACCAAAGTAGTTGCCCTTACCAGTAACGACTATAGCGACAGTAGACGATACAGTTCCAGTAATACGAACAGTCTCAGTTCTAGCATCGATAGCGATCGTACCAACAGGATTGATGATCGTCTGCACTGGCGAGATACTGCTATCTACACCATTATTAGTACCAAGAGACAATCCAACATCGATGTTATTAAGACCAATGATGGCCGTGTTAGCACCGTTGAAATCATTACCATCAATGGTATAGTACCTATGTGATCCACTTCCTGTAGGGGAGTGGATCGTAATAGCCGATACTCCGGTTTGACCACTTTGAGCCAAGAACCTGTTATCTAGTATCTGTACATACTCCATGCGCAGTAGCGGATCAGCGCTATTAGCATAGAATGACATGTGAGGCTTGCCATTACCATTAGAGTAGAATGTTGTATCAGATACAACCACACCACTAGAATGGATAAAGCGCATGCCCTCGCCACCACCTGAAGGATGGATAACTGCACTGTCGCAGAAGCCACTGTGGAATTTGAAATGATCCACATTTTCCGCGTAAAGGTTATACAGTCCCGAACCCTGCGGACGACATCCGACAAGTCTAGGAGTTACCGTATTCTTCAAATACAATCCAGCGCGATCACCAGTAAACTGGCAGTCGTACCATCTATTATCTGAACTCTGCGCAGGAGTATCTCCTTCTAGATGCTGCCCATCGAGCAGGCAATTGAAGATGTACAGGTTATCATGAATATGCGCAACGGCATTCTTCTGATAAAGCCCGTACTGGAAACCACCAATACGCATGTTCTTAAAGCGATGCGTGAATACATTCTCTGCATTAATAGCCTTGGATAGTGGATACGCAACATTGTTTCCAATAATACGCATACCTTCCATAGCACCATCAGTGCTTACGCCAGTACCAGTGATCTTAATGATGTCACCATTATAGGCCGCAGTCCACTGAACTCCCAAACCAACTGTAACACCAGTAGTGTACCAACCAGTAGCAGGGTTCTTGTTAACTGTAGCGCTAATAATGCCGCGACCAAAAGGAATGTCGGCCCTAGCACCTGAGTTCATAGCAGCGTTCATGTCCTGCAATCCCTGCGTAATATCAGGGTTGCCGCCAGAGCGATAACTGTCTACATCAGCGTGACCAAGATAATTCGTAAACACGACCTCATCCCAGATAGCACTGAATAGGCGATTGTAGTTAGCCACCTTTGGATCAGTAACTGCACCATTAGCCAAAGCCGTAGTGTCAACCTGACCCGGTACTAGGATACTCGATGCCAAAGAGGACTGGCCTCCAAAGCGTATCTCAATATTAGGTGCAAGGGCTACCGTAGGGGCAGGCGGAGCTACAGCGAACACAATCTCAGTAGCAGCACCAGTACCAGAAATAGAGAAAGTCTCTTGCTGCTGGTAGACACCACTAATGTACGGGTCCACAACTTCCATAGCCGCAGAGCGACCAAGCGGGAAGTGTGTAGTAACGCCATCACCAACGAACTGTAGTTTGTCGGGAGTGACTTCCTCTATAGCAGTATTGACTGCATCAAGGACATCTTCAGCATGCTCTGCACTTGCAGCAGCGGCAGCAGCACTAGCGGCGGCAGCAGCAGCGTCTTCAGCAGTTTGCGAGATATCTACACCACCGAGTAGAATACGGTCCGCAGACAAAGTACCGATACCAGTAACATCGTTACCTTGTGCATCGATATCTAGTGCGAACTTATCAAACCGTCCGTCGAATAACTCATGAATAAGTCGGAGAGACTGTAGCTGCGATGCATTAAGATTTTCATCTGTAACATTAGCACCGTCTTCCCAATCTACATCTAGTGTAGTTTTATTCTCTGTACGGGTAAACACGACCGGAGTATCTGCAACGATCAACGCACCGTCTAGGATCATAAATCCAGCGACTGAGAAGTCGATTGTGCGGTAAACAGGATTTCCATCACCGTCTACTTCGTCTCCTACACGAGCCGTAACTTCGCTCTCCTGACCGTAGCCAAGGGCAAAACTGACCGCGAACATGTTATTGGCACCGGTCGCAATCATGGTAACTTGGGATAGTGCCATAAGGCTCTCCTTCAATTTCTCCACTTATGAAGGCGGCAGTATCAGTACCACCGCCTCCAAGTTATCAGTTTAGAAGCAATCCAGAGAGGCCCTCGAACATAGGTTCGCTCTCATTTGCCTTATCCAAGGCTGCTTCCGGGGCATTAAATGCCTCAGCTTCTTTCTTACGCGCCCTGCGTTTACGTTCTAGATCAGCAGGGCTATCCTTCAGGGCATTGAACATGAGCGTAAAGCCCACAGCGTTGCCAATGATAGGCAGTGCCTGCAAGTTCCTGATATCGCCATTGCTCGCCTCGACAAAGGGATTGATGACATTCAGGGCAGACATAGGGGCCTGTAACAGACGGTCTAGCGTCCCAAGGGCAGCAGGTACACTAAGCACCGAGTTGCCTCCGTAGGAACCGTATCCGTTGAGCTTATAACCATCCATGCCAAGCATGCCCGCCAGCGGATCAATCCACATGGGTATCCAACCAGTCATGTTCGACAGGCCGAATGCTTGCTTAGCCACATTAACAGGATCGAGGTTATCCGTCCTGCCATTAATGGTCTGCTTGATCGTGTACGCTGCACCAGCCGTAACCAGTCCGTACATGAACGTAGCCATAGCTTCTCCATCTGCCATACGCGCATTGCGTAGGGTCTGCTTCTCCATGGCGAGCATAGGGAAGGACTTCAGATGCCAGAATAGACTTGCTACTCCGTCACGATGGAATATCATGCTACTCTCACCAGCCATTGCTTTCTGTACTAGCTGGTTGACATTACGGTTCATTGTAAGTGCAAAGTTCTCTGCGTCTTCAGGTGTCCACTTGTCTAGGTTAAGCTTAGTGACATTGCCATCAGCATCAAAGGATACTGTACCGTTATTGATATAGTCCTTAACAGACTTCATCAAGGCAGGATCAAAGCCTATATCTCTAAGACGATCAGGTGACATACTACCATCACGCAATCCTTTAACAACCTTGTCTACACCTGTAGTTACAGCGATACGCTGCTGTATCTTGCGCACTGCATAGAAGCCGGAAGTATAGCCTTGCAGGCGTTGGCCTTTATTCAACCAGTTGTCGAAGGTACGCATGTACTCGCTAGTACCACCAGAGAGCTTCTCGTATTCAAAGGTTAAGTCGTCACGGAACATCTTTTCCTCAGGGATGAAGATATTCATGTGCTTTAGCTCTTGTACTAGAGGACTATCCTGCTTCTTCAAGCTATCCATGACTTCTCGGCCAGCAATACGACTGAACTCTTTCCAGCCTACAGCAGCAATGGTAGGACCAAGCTCTGCAAGCTGAGTAAGACCAAGCTGATTGAGCAAGCTCAAGTTAGTGATCTTACGCATACGGCTGTATGTAGGTGAGATACCTCCGGCGATAGGCTGCCCAAGGAAGTATGAGAACATATCGTCAATGTCCTGTGCAGTCAGATGCTTATTGTTATCTAGGAAGTCATCGACCTTACTACCACTGGGGATAGCAGGACCATTAGCTTCCTGTTCCTTCAGGATGACTTCTCTAATCTCGTCAAGGTCTGCTCGACTGTAGATACCCTTGCGGGCTAGAGCAGCAGCACCTGCACTCTTACGAGCGCGTTGGGCTACGATCTTATTGATGTCAGTATCCACAAGGTCCATAAGCTTAATACCATTAGAGGCAGTAAAGCGCATGTCTGCATCGAGCCTGTGCTTAGTATGCCCTGCTCGACCTGCTTCCTCCTTAGTACCAGTGATCTTGTCAATGACACGAGTAATCTCAGCGGGAGTAGCGCCGTTGCGCTGTAGGATATCTTCCAGTGCCTGCCTACCATCATTGTCCTTAAGGATACCAACAAGGTTCATAGAGATACCTTCGTTAGTAGTAAGGGCACGAGTAACAACAGCATCAGCCCAAATCTCTGCGTCCTTTGGGGACATAGCGGGATGCAGGTTCTGGTAGGCTTCCTTGATAGCAGTAACGATAGCCTTCTTGCCAGCAGCACCAGTACCGAACTTACCTGAGTTGATAAGCTGCTGCATCTTAGAGCCTACCCACTTCTGTGGGAAGTATCCAGACTTTGGAGTAAGAGTATCATAGCCCTTAACCTGACCTTCACCCGGCCTGCCTGCACTAATCTCGATCTCTCTCTTGAAAGTATTGTCGATAGCATCAGCAGCACGAGATACAGCAGGATCAGGAACAGTGCTCTTGTAACCGTAGTTACGGGCATTGAGTTCCTCGATGATCTGAGCATTGAAGTCCTGACGCATCTTAGTGTCAGTGATCTTACGCCAGATACCTTTAGCACCAGTAGCACCATGCACTCGACCAGCAAACTCGTCAAAGGCATCGTGGTAAGGTAAGAAGTCTCCTAGCATAGTCTTCTGGTAGTGATCCATCAAAGCTGCACCAGATCTATTGTTCCTGACGATACCTGAAGCATTTTCCAGCATATCGTAGGCGAACATCTGCGCTACCGCAGAGCCGCTGCGCATGAACTTAGCGAAGTCTGTAGCCAATGGAGTAGCCTGCACGAAGTCATTAAAGCGACGAGCAGCTTTACCTAGACCGGCATTAACCTGATCTAGCTTAGACGTATTGTCAAACCATTCTCGCTCAACACCAATCTGCGTATTACGCTGACGTGCATTAGTGATAATGTCCTGTACACGAGTAGAGCGGATAGAAGCTAGGCCGGGACCAGTGTTAGTGGTCTGCCTAGCACCGACTGTAGAGCGTCCTTCAATAGGAGCATCTTCAGGTACAGCATCCGACAACAGTTCCTCTGTAGCCTTCTCAGTTTCCTCAAGCTTAATGGCCTGTGGCGATCTAGGCGCACTCTCTGCGGCCTTGGGTGCCGGGGCGGCTGCATCCTCTAGCTCAGCCTGCCGCATGGCCTCCGAGCGGTATGGATCAGTGTGCGTGTGAACTTCCTTGCGGATATCCTCGTGCGCCCTAGGAGCGCCCTCGTGGAGCGTTTCTCCGAACTCGTCTAGGGTCTTTAGCCTAGCATCGTTCGCCGCGCTCTCAGGGGCCAGCCTGCCCGCAGGACCACCAAGCGCACCGCCTATCGTTCCAAAGGCCGCGCCACCAAGGCCAGCCAGAGGGACCGAAGTCCAGTCTTCATTAGGATTGGATAGGTATGCAGTCTCCTGTACACCCATACCTGTAAGGGCACCGGCAGCCGCTCCTGACATAAGCCGACCGATCTTAGTAGCATTGAGCCCGATCTTTGCTGTAGCGGATAGTCCACCAGTAAGCAGAGTAATAGGAGCATCAACATCTATAAGTCCAGCCAAGGCAATTGCAGTAAACGTACTTACAGGGCTTACATTAAAGCGCCTGCCGATCTTCTCTTGCTGTGACTTATTGTAGTGAAAGTCATCAAGCATTAACTGTGCTTCTACACCATTCTTAGTCTGTAGATATCGCCAAGTCTGATCTGGAGGTATATCCTTACCGTTGCTCTTAAGCCACTCATCTGCACCACCAGTCTTCCACTGAGGGTCTTCAGGGCCTGACTTGTCAATACGATCCATGTCGTAGAACAACTGTACAGCAGCATTATCGCCGCTCTTGAAAGCAGAGCCTACTGTCTCGAAGAAGCCCGTATCCAGTGCTTCCTTGTTCAGTGCTGCTTCCGATAAATCCTTATCTCCTTGCGATACCTGAAAAGGTGTAGCAGCAGAGATAGTGCTTTCTTCACGTACCCATCCGGGAATTTGCTTTTCAGCCATGCTTCTCTCCAAAGAGTTGGCCCGGCTATTACACCGGGCCTGTAAGTTATTTAGGAGCAGTAAGCCCCATCAAGTCGTTAAAGTTGTTGTTGTCTCTAATCTTATTAGTAGTGTCGACAACACCTTCTGTAACTGCGCGACTGACACCAGCACCGATAGGAGATTGCTTCTTCAAGCTTTCCTTCCACCAGTCTCCGACATCCTTAGCGCGTATATGTATAGGCTTACCAATCAGTTCTGTACGGCTCTCGTCCTTCCAGAGTTGAGCTTCCAGCATACCACTAGTAGAATTGTACTCGATATTGTACATAGGCTTCTGCAAGGTAACATCTACATATCCCTTGGTAAACAAACCAAAACCAGTAAAGATGTTATCTCGTGCAGTCTTATCCAACCAACTCTGAGTACGACCTTCTAGCATGTTCGGGAAGAAGTCTTCACCAAACGTAGTCATGTATGCATCAAGAGCCTTCTGAGGTTCCTGCTGACCCTGTAGTTCAAGGCCCATGACCTGATCAAGCCGCTGGTTCGACACAGACTTACCTAGGAGGATATTCCCATTCACTGCCACAGCGTCCTTAGAGAAGTCCTCTATGGCCATCTTAATGTGCGCAGCAGGGTCTACCTGTGGGTTCTGTATGTGATAGGCATTGGCCCTATCTATGATATCCTGACGATAGAAGTCGCGCTTGTTATTAACCTGCTTACGATCATTGTCAGTGAATATCTTGCCAGTCCACACGTTAGGCTTCATAAGTTCATCGAGTGACTTCTCAACACCTGCACCGACCTGCTGACTGAACTTGTCATTCATAGCTATCCGTGCATCGGGCTTAAAGTCTTTCTGGCTAATGCGCAGAGAGGCTTTATGCAAAGCTTCCTCGATATTCATACGACCTGCGTACATAGTCTTGGCAGTATTGAGCAGCACACGTACATCAGGATCAGTTACCATTTCAGCCATGTAAGCCGGGCCAACATTAGGATTGTTATCCATCTGTAGCCAGAAGTCAAATGCCTTAGTAGCATCTTCTGAAACCTTACCCGTACCGTCTAGAATGCTACCTTTCAGCGCACCCTCGATCTGCTGCCCGAACTCTGTATCCACTACGCCCTGCTTAGCTAGCTTCTCATAGATAGTCTTATTGAGAGTAGCTTCAGCCTGTTCGGGCTTGACACCCTTGTCAACTGCTAGCTGCGCATTCTGTAGTTCCTTAGACTTCAGTTCTCGGATACCGTATTCCTGAGCAGTGACTTCACGCTCATGTCCATTCTCATCGACAATGGTAACAGTACCCTTGATAGACTTAAGGCCAGCAGTGCTCTTGAGTGCACTCTCAACCTGAGCCTTAACCTTATCTTCCTTCTCTCGCTTCTTCTGAGCAGTCTCTAGCTCAGTACGCATCTTGGCCTGACGACTAGCATCCCGCTGCCACATATCAGTGATCCAGCCCTGCACAGTCTTACCATCAATGTCGTATACCTGACCAAGCATTTCAGCAGCCTTAGCCGCCTCTTCTGCCGTGTATTCAGGTTCCTCATCCATGAGGCGTTTAATACCAGCAAGGTCTGAGGCAAGTTGAGGATTAAGGGCCTTGTCGTCTTCAGTCTGCTTATGGTACTCTGTGAGAGTTTCATTAGCCAGACTATGCGCCCACTGCTCGTCCTGCTTGAACTGTTCCTGTAAGTGCTTAACACCAGTCAGGACTTCGTTGACATCCTTGAACTCACCGTTCTTTACGCTAGACTTGAAGTCCTCAATGACGCGCTCTTGATCCACATTGAATGTATCCTGAGACTTCTTGGTCATCTGAGACTTAGCAGTCTGCACAGCATTCAGCATCTGAGGCGTAGCGCCTAGCGAGCGCAGATAGCCCTCACCACCAATGTCATTGAGTACCTGATCGTTGCCTTCCTCCAATGCACGAATAACGGCATCAGTAGCAGCAGCGGCCTTGTCTTCAGGACGTAGGTTAGCAGCATCGAGCGTCTGCCTAAGCTGACTAGTTCCAGTGGTATGCTTTAGAGCAACACCCGCCTCAGCAGCCACGGCACCCGGAGCAGCATCAGGCTGTACCATGATGTCATTAGGATTGTACTCCCGTTCCATCTGGTGATTGGTAGGAGCGTAGTTACGCCCTTCAATCTTAATCTGCTCACCGAAGTAATCCGTATTAGCTTCAGGTGAACTGGACGGCTCTGCAAGAGGCTCTCGACCGATGAACTGGTCTAGGCCACGCGCCTTACCAGCGAACCTATGGTTGCCAATAGTGACCTCATTCTTAGATGCCTGTCCAGCCCACCAGCTAGGGACAAGGTGCGATTGCGATCCCTGTCTCTTAAGTAGCTCCATACCCTTGGGACTAAAGTAATGCGTAGCACCATTAGTCATGTCAGCTACGTGCCCTGCCATAACGGCATCGTACACCTTAGCTGCTCTCAGGTAAGCCTTACTATCCTTAGACCAGTTGCGTATAGCAGGAATACCTCCCGGTCCTTCATTCCATGCAGAGAACTGCTTAGGGGCCAGAGAGACTGCTTTAATAGAGTTACCGCCGTAGCCACCATCAATAGCCCTGTTTTTCAGGACTTGGGCTACAGCAGCCATGCCTACCTCACCCTCACCGCCTGCCTCTCCGAGTATGGTGCGTATGCCAACATCGCGATCTTCATCACTGTACTGTATAGCAGGCGACACCACACCCGGAGACACGCGGAGAGTGCCTCCCGGCATGACACGAGAGGCATCCTCATTCACGCCTGCACTTGAGTACAAGGCGTCGGAGAGTGCGTTAATGTTCTTGGTCTTGTTTAGTTCATTGTGCGCTTCGAACTGCTTAGCTGCCAACTGAGGACCGAAGTTCTCAAAGGCTGCTGCGTACAGCTTGCGCACAGCGGGATCAGCAGGAAGGTTCTCTAGAGCCTGTGCCCGCTTGTCCATAAGGTATTTGTTGTAATCTTTAGGGTCCATTTCCCTAGTAGTCTCATCGATATTCAGAAGCTCGTTCTGATACCATTGACTGGCTTGATCGATAGAGCTAAGGGTTTCGTATCCCTGCTTAGTATACTTATCTCCGGATCGAAGCATTTCTGCCTCAGTCATGCCGGTCATGTAATTGAGCTTTCCCTGAGCTACTGCCTCATCCTTCTTGGTAGCTACTACACCAGCAAGTGCTTTCTGTACACTACCAAGAGCAGCAAAGCCACTCATAGCCTCTTGGAAAACTGCGTCTCCTGCGCCCTGTCCGGGGCTTCTAATTCCGCCTAAAGCGAAAGAGCGGTCAGGCGTCTGACCCGCTGCCTTTTGAGCTAGTGGGTCTTGGACAACCTGCCGCCTGCCTTCGTCAGCCATAATGTCTCCTACAATCTATAGCTAATACCGTTTTGCACCCAAGGGTCTGTACTTCCTGTAGAAGCGGGACCGGTATTGCGTACAGTCGATTTCGATTTCATGCTTGTAAACATGTCTCCAAGACTATCAGAGTTGTTCCCTATGAAATCCAACGCGTAACTAAACGGATTAGGATTAGGGATATCTGTCATGTCAAGAGACATCTTGGTCTGAAGTGCTACTTGCTTTCGCTGGTTGTCGATACCAAGGTACTGCAAGTCGAGGTCACGAGCACGATCCCTATCTGCAACAGCCGCATTGCGACCTACATCAAATAGGATCATGTTGACTGATCTGCCTGTAGTACCTGTAGCAGCGGCCGCAACCTCAGCCGATGCTTTAGTAATGTACTCGGAGCGGCGAATGAGGAAAGCTTCCTCAGCGCTGCGCTCACGAGCCATGTTCTCATTGTCCGTCAGGGTGTTCTGGTTCTGCGCTCCTTGGAGCATGACCATAGTATTGTTATACTTCTGCCACCTGCGCTTGTTCTTGGCTTCTGCTGAAGCTACAAGATACGAGCCGATAGATTTAACACCGCCTAACGCAAGGTCCATCCACATAACTTAACTTCCTGTCTTGAGACGTCTACCGCGTTTGTTGTACTGACCTATCCATTCAATGTCTAGAATAGTCATTGGATAGAAGCTGTCCGTGAAGTATTCCGTTTCCGCCTCATCATTCTTATGACGAAATGGAAGATAGAACTTACCTGAATATATAGCAGGTACACCCACGACGTTATCAATATCCCCAACCACACGTCCTTGGAATTTAACAACCGTACCTTGATCCCATTTACTATAGGATCGTCCATTAATGTCACCTGTCTTATCTATAGAGGCGATAAAGCCGGTGATCCTGTGCACACCAGTGCCTACTGCGACGCCATCGGCATCTTTCACAATAGGTATAGTAGGCACGTATTGGCTCAGGTATTCGATACCGACTATGATATCGCCACCTTGCATATCTTCTTTCAGTGTCACTACCCAAGCATTCAGATCATCGTCATACACAATAGTATCAATGATGGCAGCCATACCCGGATTAGGGCAGTCTGTACTTTGAACTACTCGTAGCTGCTGATCGTTAAGCCAATCGAAGGGTAGCGTAAATGCTCTGTTACAATTCAATACATCGAAGCGAGCATCCAGAAAGATCGGGAACTCCATACCAAGACTGTCTTCCACGTCCATAGGCATACGGTACAGGATCAACTCGGACCCGTCCTGCACTACTAGATAGAATACGTCTCGATCGAAGAATGTGTACAGTATCTCATTAGAGAACAGCCACTTGCTCCATGCCGACTGCACCTTCTCAGTATCAGACCAGATGTACTGGTATGTGTAGAGATTGGTGCGATCCTCATCTGTACTGCACAGCAAGATATCATAGTTAGAAGCAGTAGACATCTGCGTAACAGTGCCCTTGATATACTTCTTTATATGCTGTGTAATAGGTCGAGTATCATTAATATCCGTACCACCTTCTGTGTAGAACTCGCGTATACCAGAGAACCGACCATAGGCCATACTGAAGAATACGTTTCGTCCTGCCGGGGCTGGTCGGGCAACTAGGGAGGCTTCGAATGCTGTAGTCAACACCATGGCCGCGTTAGCTGGCGTAAGGGCGGTACGTCCAAAGATAATGAACTGCCCGCGTTCCGCAAAGATAACTAGGTCACGATTATGCGGAATAGCATATCGCATCTTACTAGTCTGCACAGCGTTGGAACTAATATCGATAGGATCGCTATCTACTACTGCACTGACACTGCCCATCCAGAAATCATCTTGCTTATTCGTCCTAGACATAATGGTATTGCTACCTGCTAAGAACACAAGTCTGTTCTGCATAGTGCTGACGTCATTGATCGTGTTACCTACAAAGCTAGGATCAGGATTAGATACTCCTGTACCCACCTGCCGAGCTTTCCATACACCCCTGCGGAATAGGAAGTCATCAGTATCTGGCCGGTACTCTAGCACATGCGGCATAGTAGCCTGATTGAATTGATACGTAATACTAGGAGCTACGCACTCCTGCCAGTAGCCGGGATTACCAAAGCCAGCACCCATTGCTACAGTACCTGCGGAACTCTCCACAATGAACTGTAGGAACAAGTCTTCCTCTGGATCGGTTTCAGTAGCCACTCGGGCCACGTATCCCTGCGGTGCCCAACGAGGCAAGTCACTAGTATCTGGAACAGTTTCAGTCATAGACTTCATGTTCACATTACCATTGTCATCGGATACGGAGAGCAGGAACACTGCACCAGAGTTTCTCTTGATATGGATAATGTCCTTAGACCTAGTGACAGTCCAGTTAGCGCCAGCTAGTGCGCCAGTACCGAAGTAATCTCCTGCCGTGTCTTCAACGAAGTTAGGCGGGAACGGGTCACTGTCAGGATGTACCAGCAACCAAGCCAGCACTTCAGCAATATACGTAGTAGTAATGTATTGGCTCTCGTCGGGTGCAGAACCGTCAGCTACTCGCATAGAGGCGATTTCTGTGCCATCCATGCTGATAGAGTAGCGGCGACCATAGGCACCACCAAGTATCTGAATAATGCCCTGTGGGCGCGATCCTGTACCTTTGTTCGTGTAGAAACTAGTCGTGGTATCCATAGCCACAGTACGCAACTGATTAGCTACAATGATCTCATTCTCATGAGTAGTAGCTGCAAAGGTGCCACTGGTAACTAGATACGCAGCAGCATCTGGCTCGATAGTAAGGTCTTGCAACTCACCGTTAGTATTGTGAATAAACAGACTGTTATCTCGAAAGGATGCTACGTACTTGTTTCCATTCTGAACTTCGAAATCGTACCAGTTACGTATGCTGGTAGAGGAACCGAGACTACCTACTAGATCAGTAGGCGGTCTACGGGTTAGTCCTGTAACAGGATCAGCGCTCATGTTTAACTGAGCAGTAGATTGTCCCGGCAGCCTATCTCTAGGGGGCTGCTGTGAGACACCCTGCAAGAGTGATCTTAAACTACCGTCTACTTTCATTTACCTGCCTCCCGGCCATATAGGGTTAGAAGGTGACAGCACCTGACCAATACGGTATCTCAACTGTGCCGCAGTGGGCGAGTTAAGTGCATTGATATTAGCTGTCTTTAATTCATCTGCCTTAAGCAAATGCCATGCCAAAGCAGTCTTCTCCTTGAGGCGATCCATCTTTAGCTGGTCACCGTCTTCAGAAGTAAACATGCTCTCTGCGGCTAGATGCTTCAGATACGTGCCAGCATTATGCGGGATATCCTCGATAGGCTGCTGCACTACAACATTGACCAATAGCGAGCTACCAATCTTAAAGGTATGTGCAATAGTATCGTAGACCTTATTACCGCGTACTGCATACTGTGCCCTATTCATGACAGGAGCAGAGTGGCACGATATAACTTGTAGGCTAAGAGTATTGTCCGGAACAATCACCTCGTCATCTGTATTGTGTGACAGGGTAACTGAGTTCTCGGTATTGTACCACCAGCCTCGTCCTTGCACATCCCGGTCATTGCTTTCCAGAATAGCGACTGCTTGTAGAATGCTAGGATGCTGGCTCTCTAGGGTAACAGGAACCTGTTCACCTACTGTAAACAGCATGTGTTTGACTATCTCTAGTTTAGTAACCATACTATAGGCTCCAAAATCGCAAGTAAGGGGACCAGCGCGATGCCGATCCCCTTGAACTATTAAACAGTCTTGAAGACTGCGCCACAGACATCCGGGCGACCGATGGTAACACCGAAGGCCATCCAGCTATCAATGAACCACTGCTTCTCGATATCCGACCAGAAGATGTTAGACTGAAGCGGAATAGTTTCGCCAGCCATAAGACCATCCGGGTGGAAGATAACAGCCACAGCATTAGCCTGCGTACCCGTAAGGTCGTAAGCGTTGCTGTTAGCAGCATTAGAGAGGAAGTGATCGACAACCGGAGCTTCAGGAATACGTGCCGACTTAACGATGCGAGCACCATTAATAGTATCGACCTTACCCTTAGCGAAGTCACCGTTAGCGCCACTGAAGTCCTTGGACAGAAGCTTGTTGTTGTTCAACAGCGTCTGGTACTTGGTCGGGCGAACCATGACAATGATCTCTTCGGTAGGAATTTCTTCCTCTTCCATCTGAGTGATAATGTCAGTGATAGCCTGAGCCAGAATGTCCGGATCATCTTCATCACCAGCAGCGGCAAGTGTAATAGACTTACCAGCACCAATGGACTGCTTCTGTGCCGACAGCGGGTCTGCGGGGTTACCGAGAACCGGGGCAGCAGCAAGCGAACCCTTGATGGCCATGATGATAAAGGCCTGATCGAAGAACTTACCAAGCTGAATGCCATGATCCTTAGCAAGCTTCGAGCGTACCTCAAAGTGCGTCTGGAACTCATTGAGCATAGAGCGGTTGTCACGAGCAAGGATAACCGTATCGACGGTCAGGCTGACCTTACCGAACGGGGTTTCCTCAGCAGGCGGACGAACACCGGGGATAAGCTTCTTAAGCGTAGTCTTACCCATGCGGTTATTAAAGATAGTATCCGTACCAAGTACCGGTCGGATATCTGCGTATTCACGCATAATGCTATTGGCCGCGAACTGCGTCTGAACAATGCCCGCGTATTCCTCTAGCATCAGATCATCGGGCAAATCACTAAGATTTGGACCGGGGATAGGATATGCCATTAAATTCTCCTGCTATATATAGCGTTATTCCACTTATGAAGGCTTAGATGCCCTGAGCCATACCGGCACGACGACGAGCGTCAATAGCCTGTAGTTCTGGAAGTTTAGCACCACGCTTGTGCGCAGCCATCTTCTCCTTAGCGTAATCCATACGGCTAAGAGGTTCTCCATAGATAGTGGGCTTGTTTCCACCAACAGTCAGAGTACCCTGTCCAAGGCCACCGTTCTTTGGGTCACCCTCGTAGTCAGCCTTCAGTGCCGTCACTGCTGCCTTTGCGCTGAAACCACCTACATCGATAGCCTTGCGGTACTCTGCAACTTTCTTTGCGTACACTGGATCGGCTTTCTCCCGAACCTGCGCCCAGTTCTTAACCTTGTCCCAGTTCTCCTTGCCGCCTACAATCTCGAAGGCAGCCTGTGTAGCAGCTTCCTGTACTGAGACATGCTCATTAAAGAACTGCGTAACACCGGCCTTAACCAGTGCAGTCTTGTCCTTACCGATCTTGGCTTCCAGTGTAGGCCAATCAATATCAGAAAGGTTCTTAGTTTCGATAGACTTGGCGAAGATAGCGTTAGCCTCAATGGGCGATACGCCTGCTTCATTCATAAGATTGATAGCTGCCTGAGCATGCTCGTTCTCAACCTTAATGTATTCCTTCTGCCAGCCTTCTCGTTCCTTGGCCTTAGCATCCTCTGCGTCCTTCTGGATGCGAGCGGCTTCGGCAAGGGTTGCAGCCTCAGCAGCGGCCTTGTCAGCAGCTTCCTTGACCTTTGGGTCCACAACTACCGGATCGGGAGCCTTGACCTCTGGTGCCTTGTTTATGGGCGCTGGCGGCTGCTTGGATGCACCGGGAGGCGTGGCGACAACCGGGGCCTTGACCTCAATGGCTGGCCCCTTCTCTGGCTGTACTACTGCCACTACCTCTGATGCTTGTACTGTATCCGTCATGCTTGTCTCCTATTACTGTTCTTTAACGGCTTGCTTGCCTGCCTCAGCTTGTACCTTGCCCTGATTTTCTTGGGCTAGTAAGTTCTGCTGTTGCTGCATAGCCTGTGCCTGCATAGCCTGCATTTCTGCTGCGGTCATAGTCCACGCTTGGTTATCTACCTGTCGGTTCTTAGCGCAGTAGGCAATGTACTCAGACTTCTTGATGAAGGCTCGTACATCTTCTGGAACATTATTAAGTGCCGCCA